TTTAAAGTCCCAGTTTCTATCTTTACAAAAACTATCAGCAGCTCTCCATTTAGCTTCATTGATACCATACGTCTTTACTTGATTAATGAAACGCCTTGGATGTTTCTTACGTAACTCCATAAGTGGAGGTTTACATTGAGCTTTTGGTTTAACTTCTAATACAGCTATATTTATCTTTCCATCTCTGTTCTTCTTCTTAACCCAAAAGTCTGGAAAGTATCTGTGGACCTTACCATCAATGGGACTTCTGTATGCAATACAAAATTCTTCGCTTGACCACAGGATAACGTCTGAATGTTTATCTAAATAGGACATAAGCTTACGCTCCCATAAACTTCTATAAATAATGTTAGTGGGATTACCCTTATACTTAGAAGGGTTCTTGGGGGTAAATTTACCTTTATAGCTCATAACCATATTTAGGAGAAACAAAACATGTCAGGAGCAGGACAAGCAAGAATCAAAAATTTATTAAGGCCCCCTGAAGAAGTTATGAGAAATAAACAAAGGGACACTACAGGTACAATGTCTGCTTCTGGAAGTAAAACTGGTATGGGACCCTTTCCGGCTGACATAATGTCTTTTCCTAGTGACTTAGGTCGACATCATATGGTACTTCAATTCTTTAGGTATGAATTTAATAACGGATCATTTGCAGAAAGAAGAGTTGACAATACAATTTCTCTACCTGTCCCCGTACAGTTAGTAGAAGCAATAAATGTTTCATATGCTGAATCCAACCTTGGTGCATTTAAAGGTCAAATTTCAGATTTAATTTCTACAGGTAGTGCAGATAAAGTTATTAGTAAAATGGGTGAGGTAGCAAAAGTTGTAAAAGACGCGGGGGGAGCTCTTGGCAAAGCATTGAAAGGACAAGACATAGTAAATATATTTCAGTCCCAAAAATCAACCCTAGATCAAGCCTCTGTATTAGCAAGAGGGGGAACAGGTTTTATTGCTGCAGGCTTAAATAGATTCTTTGGTAGTGCACCTAATCCCCATATTACAGCTTTGTTCCAAGGTGTCAGTTTAAGAACACATCAATTCAATTGGAAGCTAGCACCATCAAGTCTTCATGAAACAGAAACATTAACAGCAATAATTAATAAATTGAGAGCTGCTATGCTACCAGCAAGAGGAACTAATAATTTAACGTTGCAGTTCCCGGATGAAGTAGAGATATATCTTATGGGATCCAATTCTAAACATATGTACCATTTTAAAACAGCTGTAATAAAAACCATGACAACAAACTTTGCTCCAGATGGTGTTTTATCATTCTTTGGTAAAAATGGTGCACCTACAGCTGTTACTCTTGATCTGCAACTTCAAGAAACAACAATTCATACGCGTCAAGATTATGATGGTTCTTCTATGCACACGATTGGTGGAGAAGCAGAGACCGTTGTTGCGGGGTATGGTGCTGACACGGCAACGTCCACTTCTAACTATAAGCAACTTAGTAGAACAAAACCAACATTTGGATCTAAAAAATGACTTATTTTTCACAACTACCTAAAACAAAATTTATGAATCAAACTATAGTTAATCTTTCTGTAGGAGTCAAGTTACATAAACTAATTAAAGATGATGCATTTGCATTATTAAATTATGCTATAAAAGATGGTGAGTCACCAGACACTGTAGCACATAATTACTATGATGACACATCTTACGCATGGTTAGTTCTTTTATCTAATAATATAATTGATCCTTATTTTGAATGGCCATTATCTGTATATGATTTTGAAGCATTTCTTAAAAAAAAATACGGAAGCATACCAGCAGCCCAAGCTATAACTATACATTGTGAGCACAACACAAAAAATATAACTGTTTCAGCGGACTCGTTAACTGTTTCTAATGGTGTGTCATCAGGTGACTATACTGCTGTAGATGCTTATACATACTGGGACAAGGTAAATGAAAACAGAAAATTTATTAAATTATTAAACAAATCATATTTAGCAGTAGTAACAGAACAATTTAACAACTTGGTATAAAATACAATGGGTCCATTAGGCGATAATAATTTACTTTTTAACTCAGGTGCTTACATAGCTACAATAACCATGGGTAAATTAGTTGATGATGACAAAGACGGTGTGCAGTTTCGTGGTGTTGTTTCACTTAATGATATGTATTCAAATTTTTCAATTCACCAATCTATACACAATCCTTATATGACGTTGACTATACATATTTCTGAATCTAAATTAGTCTTTGAAAGATTTGGTACCAAAGGATTACAAGGCGAAGAATTTATACAAATTAAATTTGAAACACCTACAATGGAGGTAATAGAAGATTTGTTTTATGTTACTGGGTATGGTCCTATTGATAAAGACGATCATGACCTTCAAACAGGAATGGTTTTAAAATGTGTATCAAAAGAAAAATTAATTAATGATCAGTTAACTGTTAATCAATCCTTCAAAGGATCAACATCAGAAATTGCTTCTCTAGTATACAACAACCACTTACATGGTGCTTTGTATAAAACAATGAAGACTAGTGGGTCTCAATTTTGGAAAGAGAAAAAACTATTTATTGACGATTCAACAGGTACTGAACAAATTATTATACCAGGCCTAACACCATTTGCAGCAATGCATTTTCTAGCAGTAAGATCATTTGGAGGAGCTACACATCCTGGTTCTTTTTTCACATTTTATGAAGCTTCAGATGGTTTTCATTTTAGTAATATTGAAAATTGGGATGATAAAAAATTAGAAACAACATACACTTATGACTCTGATATTAAAGATCTCCAACCTTACCACAAAGATTTTTTCTATAACATCAGATATATGTCGCCACTAGGAATAAATAATACATTGACAGGTATTCAAAATGGCGAGTATGCAACTAGAGTAACAGCAATAGATCATTACAAAAAAAGTTTTACTGTAACAAAGTTTGATATGTTGGATGATAGAAAACACTTTAATACCTTAGGTAAGCATTTTAATATGTCTTCAAAGTTTTTTGATACGTTTGGAAAAGACCCTGTTGAAGAAACTATAGTTGTAGACTCTACTACTAAATATAAACATCTTCCTCAAATAGTATCAAAAAGAAATGCATATATTCAGCTGCTACAGCATTATACCTTTAGTATAGTAGTAAACGGAGATAGTAGTTTAACAGCTGGTAAAGTAATAACATTAGATTTAAAAGAAGCAGGAGCTCCAGCTAAAAAAAGTAGAGGTAGTATGTATAGTGGTAGTTGGATGATTATAGGGTGTGAGCATATTTGTGACAGAGATTTGTTTACCACAAGATTAACAATAGTAAAAGATGGGTTAAAATTTACACATGGTGATGTTTAATGTCTAGTCAATATACAGGTGATTTATTCAAAGGGTTTCAATATTTTTTTGGTGTAGTAGAAGATCGTGTTGATCCTCTAAGGATGGGAAGAGTACGTGTAAGAGCTTTTGGTATTCATACAGAAGATAGATCTAAAATACCAACAGAGGACCTTCCTTGGGCAACACCTATCATGCCATATACAAGTGCATCTATTAGTGGTATAGGTGAAAGTCCTACAGGTCCTGTTGAAGGTACATGGGTATTTGGATTTTTTATGGATGGCAAGCAAATGCAACAACCTATGGTTATGGGTACATTGCCTGGTGCGCCAGAGGCTTATAATACTGCAGGATTCAATGATCCTAACAACGTATATCCAAAAATAGATATACCAGGTGAAAGTGATGTTAATAGATTAGCTAGAGGAGATAATATTCTTGCTAGTACCCTTTCTAAACCAAGTATAAGGGCTGGAGAAAATATTCTAGCTCATAAGAAAAAAAATAGAGTAACAGATATACCAAAAGCAGGTCCTCCTGGTGTAGAAAGTGACCCAGGTAAAAAGGATGGTGAAGCCTCAACAATTAAAGATGGACCACCACCAGGGTATAACTCTGAAACATATTATAGTAGAAGAACATGGAATGAACCTAATCCAAGATATGGTGGTTATGATACATTAGAAAAAGCACCGATCAACATAGGGTTAACTCGAGACCACGGAATGCCACCAGAATTTGGAGGAGAGTCTACCTATCCTTTGAACCACGTTAAAGTAACTGAGTCAGGACATGTATTTGAAGTAGACGATTCACCTAAGGCTGAAAGAATAGCACAGTATCATACAGCTGGTACATTCTATGAGATACAACCAAACGGAACAAGAGTAACAAAAATTGTTGGTGATGACTATGAAATGGTTATGCATGATAAGAATATGGTTGTTAAAGGTAATGTAAGTATTACTGTACAAGGTTCTGATGTTAGACTATT